TGTTGAATTGCTTCATCAACAGGAGTACGCATGTGAGCAAACTCTTCGATGCCTTCCGGCATAGGAGTTGACTCTACGACAAGTGGAAACTTCTTATTGGCAAACAAGATGTCGATAATTTGTCCGTACGCAGCAAGAACTTTTGTCTTGGTGATCTTGATAAACACCTTTGACTTCTCACTGTCGCGGTACTGCGTTGTGGTATCATAGATTCCACGAAAGTTTTTGTACGCTTGCAGCCACCGCTGTTCGTTTGAGAACCGTCCGTTTTCTGCGTCGTCAAACCGTGCCCGTATGTGGCCCGCAAGTCCGGGCATTTGTTCTGCAGGGCTAGTAATCGGAATCGCTCGTTCGTCTTCCGGCTCTAAAAAATTATCGGCCATGTCGCTTCCTTAGTAGTCGCGTTCGTCTGCCATCTTAAACAGTGAAGCTTCCACAGTTGGTTTGGTTTGTTTCTTAGGCATAGCTTCAATCGTTGATCCTGTTTGGACACGAGTATCAAACTCTAGCTTTTCGCGGTAGAGTTGTGTTGCGCCTTCGTCTTTATCAACGCTGGTTTTATCTGCGTTCATAATGTATGATGCGCCGTAGTTGTAGTTATTACCGGGCATAGGTTTCTCTCCCCTATGGTTGTGGTTGTTGTTCTGTATCTAGGAAACTTTGACGTGGTGCGTCTTCCATAGGATACGATGCAAACTCTGGTTTAATCTGTCCCAGAGCATCTGTTTGAGGAGCAACGTCTGTTCGCGGGCCAAGTCCTGATCCACCGGGGGCCGTAGCCCTCTGACTCTCTCTAAATTCTCTATCACTGAAAGCCATTCCGGGGGGTGCTACCAGTTCTGATGCCCCTGCCCCAACGCCCTTCACAGCAGCCATAAATTCACTATCACCTTGTGCTTCGGCTTCTTCGGATGCTATGATTGCGCTTGACCCAACAGCGACGGGTAGAATAGCCTTGCTAATCTTGCCAGCCCGCGCCAACATCTTGTCCCAAATTCCAAGTGCCTGAAGTTTTGCCTTGAGTTCAGGGGATACCTTGTCGATGGGATTCTCAGCAGCAGGGTCTAGCTTTGCGGTGTTGGCAGCACGTTCTTGTGCCCTAATTTCTTTTTCGCGGATACGACGTTGCTCATCGGCCCTGATTTTCTCTTCGTCAACTTCTGCAGCCCTAGCAATTTCTTCGGGGGTTACGGAAGCTTTAGCTTTTATCGCTGCCGCCTCTGCTTCAGCTACTGTTGTCTTAGCAGTCGCTTGTCGTGCCTGTTCTTCAGCTTGGATTGTTTTTTTCTGATCTTCAATTAACGCAGCTTTGTCTTCGTCAGACAACAGGTCTATGTTTATATTTTTTTGTGTAGTACCAAAGTCACCAATTGCAAAGCTAGAAGGATTTTCAAGAAGCTTGGGAATATCTGTTGAGGGTGCAAGACCCGCATAATTTCTACGAAGAATGCTGTCATTGACATGCCCCATCATTCCCTGTACAAGTCCCTCTGGGACGTTGTATTGATCTAGCATAATTTTCGGAACAATAGATCGTACAGCAGAAGGAGTAGTAACTGGCTTTTCTGAAAGTTGTACTCCGTCTGGGCCTTCAACCTTTGTTTCTGCAAGGGGTAGTACATCTGAAAAGACTTCAAGGCGAGGAGTTATATGCTTGGCAAACGCATCGTTAAATTTTGCATCGCTGGTATCAAACAGAAATTCTGATTTCGAAGAATCTAGGTTTCTTTTAAGAAGTTGACCAGTCGGAGAATCTAAATCAAAACTAAGTGCAGGTCTTCCCTTTTTATCAGTCTTTGTTACTTTTTTACCTGCTACTGTTATTGTGCTGCCTGAAACAGTAACATCTGACTTTCTTAATCCCTGTAGTTGAGAAGGTCTGTTTGATGTTGTCGCGTGATACCTTACAAGATCAGCAGTAGCTTGTCCGTATTCCTGTTCAATAAGCGGTACGGCTTCAGCGTACATCTTGGCAAAGTCTTCCATTGGAAGAAGACCCCGCATAGGACGTTCACCAGCCATACCTGTGCGTTGAGTTCCAGCTACAGTTCCTGCACCTGTAAGCTGGGGGTACATAGGTTTTTCCAACTCGCTCCCCGGAACCTTTTCCATGATTCCAGAAAGCCCATACTTATTACGTAAATCTACTATGCTATTTTCTAATGCTTGAAGATTAGGCGCACGGTTAGATTTATCAGGACTGCCTTCTTTGGTAAAAAGAGTTAGAACATCATCCGCCTTGAGGTCTTTAAATGGCATGGTAACATCCAAGTCCATCTTTTTAAAACCAGAAGTAAGTGCGTTTATTCTTCTTTTTGCGTTTTTGCTAGTTGTCGGACGTGATGTAGCAAAGCTGATAGCCTCTTCCACCGTAGCGGTACCAGCCTTCATCTTTTCTACAAACTCTATTTCAGTGAGTGCCATAGGTTAGTATCCGAATACTTCGTCTTGAACTTGGTGAACGTGGTTCTTTATCGAACTTAGCTGTTGGTGTATTGAGGTGTAACCACTCATGCGTGTCATCATTCCATAGCGCAAGGCATCGTATGCGTGATCCTCTGCCTTCGTATCTACGTCTTCACTGTTTGTTTTGGAAAGAGGAATGCCAGCAATCTGCTTGACGATGTTCTGGCACGTAGAAAAGAAACGAATGCGAGGTTCTTCTGTGTATGGATTGTCAGCCAAGCGTCGGTGTATTTCCATCTTGCCTTGAATGCGATTGCGATCTGCAGGGGTCCAACGCACACCTGACCTCATCATCACCTCTGCAATTGAAGGCCCAAAACCTGTCTTGTTCCAGCAAGACGAGTCGAGGACTGTGTAGTGTGGTGGTGGGTCTAGTTGTTCTGCTTCTAGTATTCTATCAGCTAGTTGCTCTGCTGTCAAGTGTTTTTGATATAATTCTCTATATATCCAGATATTGTCGTCCCAGTCGATTGCGCCCCACAGGACACATGAGGGTGCTGCATAGCCGTAGTCGGCCATTCGTATGCGGGGCCAGTTCGTCGGAAGTTCGAATGATTCGACAACATGCTTGGCTCGTGAGAACTCTGGGAAGGCTGCTCCCTCTGCTACGTCCCAGTCTCCTTCGAGAAGTCGTCTGCGTTCGACATCAGGCAGCGATCTCAACATAGCTTCGTATTGACCGTCTGCCATCAGGTGAGGGTTGTCAGTCAAACGAGCCGGAACAAACTTACGATAGAAGAGAGGCTGTCCTGCCTTTTCATGTCCGGGGGGCCAAACAAAATCCCGACGTGTTTCTATGTCGAATGCAGGAAAAGGCTTATTCTCTGGTGTTCCTTCGATGTACATCTTCTTGACCCACCAACCACCCACTCCTCCGGGGTTGGCTGTGCAGCGCATGTACAAGTGTTGCTGGAGTTCAGGATCAGTAGTACGAAGGCGAGAACGCAAGTAATCCCAGACGTAAGCTGTGGGGTACTGTGTAATCTCATCGATGCCTATCCAGTTGAACGCCTGTCCTTGAAAACGAGTAACGTCCTTGTCCTTGTCGAGATAGGTGAACCAGATGGTTGCACCGGATGGAAAAACCCACGTAGACTTGGATTCACGAAACTTCGCACCGGGAAATGCTTTGGTGTATAGCTGGCGTGACTTGTCGATCAGTTCGGTTAGTTCGTCGAGAGTACGCCGCAATAAGAGGCCACGATGGTTTGCGTTGTGGCAGAAGCGCAAGGGGTCAGCCAAGAGAGCAAAAGATTTACCGCCACCGGCTGCACCGCCATATAATACGTCACGTTCACTTGCAGACAGAAACTCTTCTTGTGGTCCCTCGTTCGGCTTGAAAACAATCTCGCTGTCCTCAACCAAGTCCGCAACGGCGGTGGGAAGATCAGCGAGGTCACCCTCATCGATGACTGTTGTATCCTTGCCTACAAGTGCTTTTTCTACTTTGCCTATCTTGGTTTCGAGTTTGCGGGCGTAGCGACGTTTGTCCTCTGCTGCCTTTGTTGTCTTGGCTGCACGACGCTTGGCCCCGTTCAGTTTCTTTTGGGCAGCACGGCGGGCACGTTCCTTTACGGACAGGTTGTATGATGCTTTGGGTGCGNTNGGGTCTTTCTTTGGCCGTCCTGCCATGCTAGTCCTTTTCCGATGATCCTGATGCTTTGCGACCACGGTGATTTTTTCTAATTGCTAGTTTCATTCCATCAATGTTGGTGTACTCTGGTTGTTCTTTCTTTTTACTACTGCCAAAAAGTTTTTGTCCAGCATAAGCTGCCATAGGTTTAAAGAATCCAGAACCAACGGGAGATTTTCGTAACGCATCTATTGCGCTAGTTGGTTTGCCATCATTCATGTCTGCTTTTGTTAATAGTTTTCTTTTTTTATTAGCCATCGATTACTACCTCTTTCTTGGGGCGTCCTGCCACCTAATTTTTTTCCGTACTTCCACTGGCCTTACGTCCGCGACAGGCTTTGCCTCCCATAGCTAATTTTTCACGGGGAGTGGTACCACGTGAAGGGCCGGGGCGAGGTAAAGCAATTCCTAGTTCTGTACTATACGCTTTACCCGTAAACCTAGACGTATCTACAGGGCTTTTTGGAGCAGACTTATATTCATTTGCTTTTGCACGTCGTTTATCTAGTCCTTTTCCCGGCTTGCTGTCTAATTTGTTAAGGGGCTTTTGTGTAACTTGCTTTTTTGTTTCAGAATCAAACTCAAGAAGTTTGTTATTCAGTAAGTAAGCTATGTTTTGATTTTCAACAATACCATCATACCGTTTCAGTTTAGACTTAGACAGCAAATCATTTTTGTTTTTAGCTGTTATCTTAACAGCCCCTTTATCAATTGCTTTATTAAGTTCTTCCCTGTCTTCTATTTCTTTTTTTTCAAGAACTGCCATCGATCACGACCTCTTTTTTGGGGGGCAGCAGGACTACGCCATGTACCGCTGTTACGTTGTGGTTGATTGTTTCCGTTTGTTTGACTCCTACACGGTTCAGGAGGCTCTCAGCAGCCTTGAGACGCAGATCATCACCACGTTC